CGCGCACCGACCGGAAGATCAGCAACCGGAGAGGGACCGGCGTGGGCCACTCGTCCGGTGCTAAGAGTTTGGGTCGAGCGCCGGGTCGAGGTCGTCGACGGCCTGGACGAGTTCCACGACGACCGCCGATTTGTGATGGGGAGGGACGTCGGCGGACTTGAGAGATCCGGCGTAACCTTCGATCTTCGTCACCACCGAATCGTAGAGGCCAACGCAAGGCTCGATCCGGTACCGCAGTTCCTCCTGGCCGTGCGGAAGGTCGATCGACGACACGACTGTCCGCCGGTACACCGTGATATCGCGCTGCGTCGGAATCTTAACCTGGTGAATGGTCTCGCCGAATGGCGTCCGCAGCGTGACGCGGTATTCGTCGCCTGCGCGCTGGCAATCGGTGACCTCGCAAAAGGTCAGCTTCGAGATCGCGTTGCCGGCCTCAAATTCATCGAACTCCGCGCCGTCCTTATCCAGCCGGATCTTCGTGAAGAGATCCAGATCGGCCTTGAGATTCGGCACGAACTCGGTCTGGGACTTTCGGCGGCCGATGATGCGCCGGATGGACTTCTGCTGGTCAAGCCGTTCCAGCATCTCCTGATTCGTGGGCAACCGCAGGAAGGCCGTCTTCGGCGGATTGGGCACGCGGATGGTGATGCCCTCGGTGGGAATGTCTCCGTACATGGGATCTCCTATTGCGCGATGCCCGTCACGCCGCAGAGGCAGGTCGCGGACATCACTGTGTTTTGGGAATTGCTGTACTGCGGTGCGCCCGTAACGGTCACGGCTACGATGCCATCGGCCTCCACGTTCTCGGCCACTTGGAACGCCATCTGCGGGAAGGTGAAACTCACCGAGTTGTTCGCGTCGTGCTGGACGCTGAGCGTCGCCGTGCCGGTGGTCTGATTGACAAGGGTGTTGTACTCGGGCGATCCAGCGAGCAGCCGCGCCGTGAACTGAAACGACGGCACCCGGGCGCCGATCTCCATCCGGCCGCGCACCTGCAATCCGTTCTGCAAGCCCGAGCCGGGATAGAAGCCGGCGTTCAACGGCAGGTTATTCTTCCAGCCGACCGACCCGGACAGGATGCGCTTCGTGGCGACGTAGTCGACGCCGTTCACCGAAAGCGACATCGACGCCGCGAGCATGTTGTTCTCGGTCGCGAGCGCGGGAACGGTGATGCCGCTGGGCGTGGTCAGCAGGCCGGAACCGACCCAGTTCACGGTCATCTTCGACGACGCGCGGCCCGGACCGTAATTGAACTGGTAAGCGAAGTCCTCGATCGCGCAGCCAACGTACAGGTTGTCGATGGCATTGCCGCCGCCTTCGGCCACCTGCTCGACCATTGAGAAGTACGGCAACTCGAGCGTGACGCCCGGATTGATGGGCGTGATCGTGCAGGTGTACGGAGCCACCGAGCCAGTCTGCGTAATGTTCCCGAGAGCGTACGCCACTGCCCAGGTAACGAATTCAGCGCTCGCGTACTTGTCCAGGCGGTTAGCGATCTCGTAGTGCGATGGGAACGTCTGCGTGATGAACTCGTGACCCTTGCCGATTTCCGCTGCGTCGTTTTCGAACACCGGTTTCGGCGTGGTCAGTCCGGTGTCGAGCTTCTTGAAACGCAGAAACGTGGTGCCAGCCGCGGCGATGTTGGTCTGTTTGCCTTTGCCAAGGCCCATGATTAACTGCTGAACTCTCGCGGGCATGTTATTCGCTCACCTCCTTGACCTGCGCATAACCCAGGCCCATCAGCGGCACGAGTTTCTCCGGCGTCGCTTCCACTTCCTGGATGTCGCCGGTGTGCGGGTGACGCAGCCGCACGGTTTCCCGTGTTGGGGTGTTCTCTTGTTCGTCCATCAGTTGTCTCCGATCTCGGGAATGATGAAGACTCCCTTGAAGCGGTCGATCAGGTCTTCATCGAGTTCGTGATCGATGCTCGGCGTGTCCATGATGTCCAGACCGGGGTAGAGCTGCAGATAGCGGATGTTGGGCCCGGTGCCGCCAGGCGGGCGGTTACAGGTGATCCACCAGAGGTCCTCGTAGCCCACTGGGGCGGCCACGCCAGCCGCGTTGCCCATCCGGTAGTAAATGCCCCAGCGGTGCTTCCAGACAGTCTGGCCATCGAAATTGCCGCCCTTCGTGCCTTCCCACGCGATGAGCATCGAGGGCGCGGGCATCTTGTAGATGGCCTCCGCGAGCCGATGCTCTTGTCCCAAGCGAAAGTGGAAGGCGCTGATCCGGCCACCCATGGCGGCGTTCAGTTCCGGGATGGAGAGGAGGACGCTCGCGATCGCGTCGGTTATCGGCGCAGGATTCAGCATCTACGTCACCCTCAGTTTCAGGACTGCGCCACCCTCCGCATCCACGTCCACGTCGACCACGTCGTAAACGATCGCGCTGATCGTGATCTTGTCGCCATGCCGCGGCGGCGGGCTGATGGCGGCGAAGCGCACAAAGAGCCGGATGACCGATGTGCCCTGGACACTGCCGGGCACGTAGTCTTCGCCCATTGCCGGTCGCTGGATGATGCCGGTCAGTTGCTGAGCGCCAGAGCCATCCTGCGGCGTGAAGGTGACCGCCGTCCCAAAGGTGGCCAGGCACGCGGCATCCAGAGTGTTGACGAGATCGGACCAGGCCATCGGCTATCCAGCAGGGTACGTGTACGAAGGTTTGTTCCAGTACGAGACGATCAGGCCCTCGCCAGCGATGGCCGCATCGATCCAGTAATCGGAGAGATCCAACGTGTCCGAGTCCGTACTGGACCACACCTCATAGGAATCATCGACGCCGCCGGCCTGGTTCGGCCAAAGTTCTTTGATCACCCCGGCCAGCGTGCTCTTGTTGACTGCGGCAGTGCCAAAATACACCTTGCCGGTGAGCCCTGCGATCACCTGCACACGGATGCGGCAGCAGGGCGTGCGGGTCGTGGCAAGATGGACCGGCGTGCCCGGCGTGGGCACGTTCACCCGGCCTAACGAAGTCGGTGTCATAGCCAGGCCAGCACGTCGAAGTGCTTCGCATTCGTTACGGTCACGACCACGTTTGTCGACGTATGCGTGCCATAGGTGACGGTGCCGCCATCCGTCGGAATGCACATCACACCAGCCGGTGTCGCGCCAAGGCCGTGAGCGACGTTCTGGCTCGCCCCGGTACCGACTTGCTGGCTCGCGAAGAACTGTTTCTGGAGCGACGGGTAAAGCCCCTTGAACTTCGGGTGTGGCCCGTTGCTTTGGAACTCCGGCGCGTTGACCGGGACTTTCTTAACCTCGACCATTCTTCTTCTCCTTTCTGGTTCTGACCGGAGCGACCCCGAACTTGGCGAGCGCCACCTCGAGTTGCTGCCGCGTGCCAACACGGCGCTGCTCGTACATCTGGCGGGCCCGCGTCATTTGGACCTTGTCAACCGGATCCGGCGCGGGGTACTCGGCTCCGACTTCGCGCGGCGTGAAGCCGCCGGGCAAGGGGCGCAGCACGAACAGCGGTGGCACGCCGCTGCGGGTCAACTGCGCCCACGAGAGTTTGCGGAGGAACATGGTTACACCGCCGAGATGACGCCGTTGAAGTAGAAGCCGCAGTCCTTCGAGACCACGCGCATGTCGAATGCGGCGTCGATCTCTACGCGGTCCGAGGCCAGGTGCTCCATGCGGAAGCTCTTGATGCGGAGACCGGCGCCGCCCGTGGACCCGATCAGGCCAGTCCAATTGAAGGTGTAGCCCGCGCTCGGCGTCATCAGGCCAGGGTTGCGGGGCCGGTAGAAGAGAGCCGCGCTCGTCCCACCGATGAAGGCGTTCGACTCGGTCGCATTCTCAGCCGCGGTATTGTAGACGGCGTCCATGATGAGGACCTCTTCAAGTTCTAGGATTTCGGCCATGATGCGGCGCGTGGCCATCGCCGGGTTCGGGGCGGTCTGGCCGTACTTGGTGCGGTCGATGAAGTCGGGGTGATCGACGAGCTTGTCGAACACCGGGCGCGACAATACCGCGATGTTCGGCACGAAGCCGCCGGAGTTCAGCCTCGCCTGAGTTTTGGCGTGACGGATGTCGGTGATCGGGCTGGCCGTGGCGTAATCCCAATAGATGACGTGAGTGCTGTCGGCGGTCGCCTGGCCCGCTACTTCGCCGGTCCACACGCCGGTCTTGAAGTAGGCTCCGGCCCAGACGTTCTCACGGCGGATGAGCGCCTTGTTGGTCAGGAAGATGGTGGCGTCGCGGTCAGGCGAAAGCGGCGAATCGCTGTTGGCGCGGATTTGGTCGTCCACGTCCTTGTGGAGCGCCCAGACGTCGCAACTGTAGGTGCCCGTCGAATCGAGCCCGTAGCCGGAGCCAGCGGACTCGGTGGCGAGGGCGCGTTTCTGCATCTCGTCGCGGTTGAAGTCGGCGCGCTTGTAGGTGTAGTACAGGTCGCTCTTGCTTTCGACGGGAATCCCAGGGAATGCGCGGTCGGCAACAAACTCCACGCCGGCCGCCTCCTGGCTGTACGCCACGGAAATGTTCGTCAGCGGGCGGTTCACATGGACATCGCCCAAAGTCGGTTGAGGCATTTACGTTTTCTCCTTTTCGTGTGATTGGGCCGCTGACGATTTACAGCTTGCCCTTCTGTTGAATGAGCGCCGGAATGATGACTCCGGCTGCCCCGGTTGCCAGCGCGCGGCCGAGGATCTTGTTGCCGGTAGTGGCGGTAACCGCCTTGCCATTGGCGTCGGTCGCGAGCAAATCACCTGCGGTGACACCAGCCGTGCCGACGACCAACTTGCTGACGCCGAGGATGCCGACCTCGCCGGCGATTCCGGCACCGTTCGGTTTGTCCTGGAGAATGCCCTCGGCGTCGCCGCCAGCCGACGGCAATGCGAGTTGTCCGCTCGAGTTCACCGCGACGAAGCAGAACTGAGACGCGCTCAGGTCCGCGCTCGCCAGAGCACTGATCGTGTGAAGAGTCTGTTCGTATGCCATGTTCGTTTGCTCCTTTCGTTACCGCGCCAGACGGACGCCAGCCGCTTCGAGCGTCGCGATCAGTCCTTTGGCGTTGTGTTGCGCGCGAAACGCCGCGTATGCCTCCGGGTGCTCTTCGAGCATCTGGGCGTAGGCGCGCTCCTTGGTGACTTTGGTTGCGGTTCCGGAGACGTACAGCCCCGAAGTCGCCTGGCCACGGTTCTGACGGGCGAACGCGATCGATTGCGCCTCAAGTTCCTGGACGCCGCCGGAGCCCGCGTTTGGATTTACGTGGGAACTGATCATGTGCTTCTCGCTTTCCGCGACGCGGGAGTTGGTCAAGGCTTCGCTGACCTCCGCGACGCTCAGGTATTCGCCCCGGCTGTTCTTCTGCATGAGGAACTCGGCGGCCTTATCGGGGTAGCCGGCCACCTTGCAAAGCGCGGCAATGGCCTGGATGTCGGATTCGGCGCGCATGCCCTTTGGCGCTTCACCTGCAATCGGCACGATGCTGGCGGCAGCCTTCTTGGACTTGGCCTGCTCCTCGTCGTCTTTGTCGTCCTCGTCGTCATCGGCCGGAGGCTTCTTGCTTGCGCACTCCTTGGCGTCGTCCTTCTTGGACTTCTTGTCGTCGGTCTTGTCCTCGCCTTCCTTTTTCGCGGCGAGGGCTTGCACTTCTTCGCTCATATGCACTCCTTCGATTGGAATTGCGGCCGTCGCCGCGCTGGTTACAACTGACGCTCGCTTACGCGAGTCCAACTGACCTGTGATCGCCGCCAGGGCGTCGTCGAGCGTGCCCACCTCGTCGGCGAGCAGCGGGATGGCGTTGTCGGCCCAGAGCAGACCGGCCTGCGTGCCGGCGATGGTTTTGGCCGAGGCCTTGCGATTGCGCGCCACCGTCTCGACGAAGATCCCGTACTCGCGGTCCACCTCTGCCTGGATGTCGCCTTTCGCGCTTTCGGAAAGCGGCTCGTGCGGATTGCCGTCGACTTTCTTCTCGCCGGCGAAGATGAACGTGTACTTGGCACCGAGATCCTTGTCGAACGCTGATTGATCGACATGCAGGGCGTACACGCCGATCGATCCTACGGCCCCCGTCCGCGTCACGAACACACGGCTGGCGGAACTCGCAATCGCGTAGGCCGCCGACAGCGCGATATCGTTCGCTGCGGCGTACACTGGTTTCACGCCGCGAATCGAGTAGATGTAGTCGGCCAATTCGAAACATCCGCTCGTCTCGCCGCCGGGGGAATCGACATCGAGCAGGATCGCGCGCACGCTGGCGTCGTCGACGGCGCGCGCCACCTGACGTTGGATCCCCTCATAGGAACTGGCGCCGCTCCACGAGGACAGGAACGACTCCTTCTTGAGCAACGTCCCCTGAACTGGGACCACGGCGACGCCGTCCAGCACGGCATAATCGCGGTCTTCGCCCGCTTCCGCGTAACGCCCCATCAGCGTTGCCGTCGCGTCCATTGGTACGCGCGTTGCCAGCACCGCATCGGGATCGATCCCCAGCCGCGGCCCCAGGGCCTTGATGATCACCTCCAGCTTCGGCGGGTGAATCATCAATGGGCAGTTCACGAATCGTGATGCCACGTGAGTCAGCGTCACTGGACCTCTACCTTTCCGCTTGTGGCGTCCTTCTCGACTTCTTCCTCGGTCATTCCCGCGTTCCTGCCCGTGAGAATCTTCCGGCCGTCGGAGTCATAAGAAAGCCCCATCCTGTCGGCGCGGTCGTTGTCAGCCTTCTGTTCCGCGTCAATCACCGTTGCGTCGTACCCTTGCGCCGCGCATTCGATCGAGCGGGTAGAGAGGCCGTCGCGGATGGCGCGCTCCGCAGCCTTCATGTCCTTCTCCGGGTCGACCCACGGCCAGCCGGGCGTCACCCACTGCGCCTCTTCAAACGGCGCGGGGTCTTTGTCGTAAGCGTTCAGGAACTCCACGCCGAACACCATCGCGAGCATCGCTTCGCGCAGCCAGCGGCGATAGATCGGGTGGCAGACTTGGTAGATGAAGACTGAATACTGGAACTGCTCGCACTTGCGGCGAAACTCCAGCAGGCCTGCGCGGATCGACGAGTAGTTGATCCCGGAGAGGTCTCCGCTGATCTGGTACTCCGCGAGGCCGGCGCCGCTCGCGAAAGCCTGCAGGCAGGCCCGCACGAAGGCCTTGTAATCACCGCTGTCCTTGACCTCGGCAAACTGCACCTCTTCGCCGAAGCCCAGCACCGGAAAGGTGCCCGGCTCCAGCTTGGAGATCTGCGTACCCGGGTCGGCCTGGCTCTGCCCGTTCGAAGTCTGATCGGGTGCCATCACCGGATTGTCCGGGCTGACCTGCTTGATGAAGCCGGTGATCATGGCCGAGATCTTCTTGCGGACGATCTCGGCGTCGGTGTACTGTTCCAGTTCGTAAAGCTTCGCGAGTACTGTGGTGAGCCAGGGTTGGCCGCGGAACTGGCCCGCGCGAACCGGCTTGTATACGTGCAGCACATCGCTCGCGGGCACGCGCTCCACCTGGAGCGCTTCGAGCGGATAGAACATTGTCTCGCCCGGATGCGCCCGCCAGAAGTGGTACGCGGCGCGGCGGCCATCCGGACGGAACTCCACTCCGCAGCGCACCCGGTTCGCCTCGGGCACTTCCGAGGTTGGCTGGTTGCGCCATAGCGGTAACTGCTCGGCCTCGATCAACTGCAACTGGAGCGGCACGGTGAGCCTCTCCTTCGCCGAGCGCGGCCGGAAGCGAACGAAGCACTCGCCGGCCTCCATCACCTCGCGGGCAATGATCATTTGCTGGCCGTAAAAGTCTGTTTGCCCCGACGCCGGGTTGCGCGGGTCGTACTCCACATCCGATTCCCGAATCCAGCGCGCCCACTTCTGCCGGATCAACTCTCGGACCTGCTCGTCCGGATGCTGGGGTATCAGCCGGATGCCGCGCCCGATGGCGTTCGCCACATAAGAATCCAGCGCTCCGGCCGCCCACGCGCTGTTGCGGACCGCGTCGCGGTTTCGGGTCAACAGCTCCAGCCCGTGCGAGAACAGGAGCGTGTTGAGTCCGAGATAACTCGGGTTCCATCCGAAGCCTCGCCGACCCTTGCCCGCCGCATCGAACGGCGTGTTCCCCATGCTTCGAGTGCCACGTGGTGCGCGCGACACGGATGGCGGCTCGTGGCCGGCGGCGCGGGCCAGCGACATCAAGGTCTCGATAGGCACTTTGGGTTAGTGACCCCATCCCGAATTCGTGTAGATGCGGACCTGGCGGATTTGCTGTGGCCCACTTTGCTGGGCGATGTCGTTGAGAATCAGGTTCCGGAGCTTGATGTAGTCGTCGATCGTGTCGAACTCAAAGTCGCGATCCTGAAACCGGATGCGCTTCGCGCCCTGCTTGCGTGCGGCGTCGAGCGCGTCGAGATCGGTCTGGCTGAACGGCATTTAGATCTCCACCTTGAAACGAACTTGATTGCGCGTTTGCTGCACGCGCGTCCGCTCCTGTTGCGGCTTCCCATCGCTCGCGGGAGGAGTAGCCAGTCGCCGCTCGAGTTCCGCCCAGTGCTTCTCCTGGAACCGGTCGATCCCGATGCGGCCAGCCGCGGCGCGCGCGTACACGCGGCAGTCCAACGCCTCATTGCGCTCGCGCATCTTCTGCCACTCGTGCCGCCGGTAGCCCTTGACCAGCTTCGTCACCAACTGCTCGGCGGTGATCTGCTTGAAGTACTCGTCGCTGTACTTCGGAAAGTGACAGAAGCCAGGTGGGAATATATTCCCCTTTTCGATGTCCTCGTCGGTGGGCCGGTCGAGGCGAAGCCATCGGTACAGTTCCTCCTTAGCCATGCCGGAGTTCACCGGCCACACGCGAATGCCGCGCTTGATCCGGGCGCCCTGCGGACCCACATCTACCGGCGCAGCCGCGCCGAGCAGTGACGGCGCACGCGAATCGCCCTTGACCACGAGCACCCGCCCGCCTTGCCGCCGCGCCCACTGGTAAACCTCGGTGGTGGCGAAGCCGGAGTCGATGGCGAGCTGCAGGATGGGTAATTCCAGCCCCGATGCCGTGGGGAAGGTTTCGTTCAGCAGACCGGTCAGCTTCTCCCACACGGCGGACCGCGATGTGTCGCCTTCGAATAACCGGTAATCGACAGACCACGACTCCTTGCCGCGCCCCCAGGCAGCAATCTCGACCTCGATGCGGTCCTTCTGAACGTCCGCGCCCGCCGTGAGGAATAGGCCGCCGCGCGGCACTACACCGATTCGGTAATCCTCGCGACGGTCATAAAGCTTCTGCCAGTCCGGAGCCTCGCCGAGGAGGGTCCACGTCTCGCCCAGCACCGTGTTGACGAAAACCTGAAGCAGCGACGGGTTCTTCTGCGCCTGCTCGAACTGCTTGGCGGCATCGGACCAGGCGAACCATCCGACCGGCGAGTACAGACTCGACAGGTGGAAGCCAGCCGTCCTCCCGTCGCCCCGCCCGCCCTTGCGCCACTCGCCGCGCGGCAGCATCCACTGCTTCTGGTGATTCTGAATCTCCTGCCGGCAGTGCTCGCAAACGTAGACGGTCTTTTCCGGTTCGCCCTTCGGCCACTGCAACTGGGCGAACTGGAGAACCTGGAACTCCCGGCAGTGCGGACACGGGACCCAAAATCGTCGCTGGTCACTCTCCTCGAAGGCCGCTTCTACCCGGCTCATGCCGGTGATTTTCGGTGTCGAACAGAGGAAGACCTTGCGGCGCGCGAACGTGCGCGTGCGCGCCATGGCCAAGTTGACCGGGTCGCCTTCGCCCTCGACGTCGCCCGGGTACGCGTCCACCTCGTCCAGGAACAGGAACCGCGCCGCCATCGAGCGCAAGCCAACCGCCGAATTCGCGCCCGTCATCACCAGCACGCCGCCCGGAAACTCCTTCGACAGGATCGTGTTCCCCGAGTCGCGCGAGCGCGGACTCTGCACGAGCTCGCGCAGCACGTCCGACTCCTCGATCAGCGGATCGACACGCTGCTTCGAGTTCCGCTTGGCCATTTCGACGGTGGGTTGCACCGCCATCATCGGCCCCGGCGCCTGGTGAACGACGTACCCGATCCAGTTGTTGCCGCACTCGGTCCCACCGATCTGTGCTCCTTTCATGAACACCACGCGTTCGATGGGCGACGACGGCGACAGGCAATCCATGATCTCGCGCAGGTACGGCGTGCGATCGGTGCGCCACGGTCCAGGCTCTGCCGATGCCCGCTGAGACAACTTCCGGTATTTGTCCGCCCACTGCGAAATGGTGAGCAGAGGATCCGGCCGGATGCCCGCCGCCGCAGACCCGAAGTAGATCTGTTCAGCGCTGGCCGAGCTCATCGGCGAACTCCTCCAGGATGTTCCGCATCTCGGCGAGCATGATGCCGTGCACCTTCGCCATCTTCAGACCCTCGATCAGCGCCAGGTCTACTCCGGCGGCTGTCAGTGCGGCGCGAATCTCGGCGAGCACCGCGCCCACGACACGATCTGGCACGTTAAGAAGCCGGTCGCGGATCATGCGCGAGAAGTTGTAGGCTGACACGCGCACTTCGTCTGCGTTGATCAGCTTCTTGATCCGCTCTTCCCAGGTCAGCTTCGCCAGGCGTGCTTCGTAGGCCTCCCGCACCGCGCGCGATTGCGCAAAACTGGGCCCGGCGACCAGAGGCTCGGACGCGGCGGACGCGCGCGGCGCGGTTTCCGGCTTGTTCACTGGACTGCTGTTGCGGTTCCAATCGCGATCCGCCTGTTCGACATCGATCTTGCCATCCGCCGTCCGAATCCGGCCCTGTTTGACGGCTTTCTCCACAGCCGTGTGGCTCACGCCCCGATGCTTGGCGTAACCGCGGATGCTTACCAAAGGCACGGTCTTTTTCTCGGACTTTCCGCTTGCTTCTTCGCGCACCCGAAGTGATGAATGGGTTCGCGATGATCACCAAGGACGAACTGATCAAATGGGCCACCAGCCAGGGTTGGAAGCTCGATCGCTTCGGCCATCTGAAGAAGGAGCTTGAGAACGGTACCAACCGCCTCAAACTCAGCCGGATTGCCGCCCGCCACGAAATCCACACGCCCTTCGGATGGGCTCGCCTCCAGAGCGGCTATTACAAGGACCTTTCAATTACCGCCGACGGAAAACTCGCCGGCATGACTCGTTAACAAGGAGACAAACCATGACCACTTTCGTAATCGACACCGAAAACAACATCACGGCGTTTGCCGCACTCGAAGACGCGCTGAATCACCGCGTCGGAAGCACCGAAGGCACCTTCTCGAGCGAGAAGGAACTGGCCAAACTGTCGGCCGCCTGGCCGATCTCCCGCTTCGTCGACGTCTGGAACGCCTTTGCAGGCGTGGTTCCCTTCGACGACCTGAAGCCGGTCAAGAAGTTTACCGACCGCAAGACGGCGGTCGGCCGGATCTGGAAGGCCATCCAGGCACTGACGCCCGCTCCCGCGCAACACGCCGCCCCCGCCGCGCCGAAGAAGGCCAAGGCGACCAAACAGGCCACCGCCACGGACGGCGCGACTGGGGCCAAAGGGGCGCGCGAGGGCAGCAAGAAGGCCAAGGTCCTGGAACTGGTCCGTCAGCCGGGCGGCGCGACTCTCAAGCAGATCATGGCCGCCACCGACTGGCAGGCCCATAGCGCCCGCGGCTTCATCTCCGGCAGCCTGACCAAGAAGATGGGCCTCAAGATCGAGAGCATCAAGCGTGAGGATGGCGAGCGCGCTTACGTGTTGGCTCAGTAGCAAGCCTGCCTCCAATACCGCATTCCGCCGCCGGCCACCACGGTCGGCGGTTTCTTCGTTCTTCGCGCAGATTCCGCTTGATCGTTTCTGGCTTCCGAGTGATGAATCGTCATGCAAGGAGCTGAACACGATGGCACGCACCAAACAGACCAGAACAAACGCAACGCCCGGATTTGCTATCGAGATCAAGGACGACACCGAACTCGGACTCGCGATGCTGATCGCCGATCTGGGCGACGGGCACTACCAGCCGATCGGGGTGGTGGTAAGCATCAATGAGGCGCGCGAGATCGCCGCCAGCGACATGCGCGGCCGCATGCGCGACCTGGAGGCCGGTGACACGCCCGCCTGCCCGGAAAGCTACGTGGTTTGGGCACAGGGACTGGAAGGTACCTACCGCGAAGTGAAAAGCCTGATGCCGTAACCAACCCGCCTCACCCACCACGCCCGCCGCCTGGCTCAATCGCCGGCGGCGGCTCTGTTCTGAATCTCCTGCATCATCGTCGTCAGCCTTTCGTGGACCAGTTGCTCCCGCAGTTGGCACTCACCCGCGCGCACGTACGTGCCGTTAATCCGCGTGATGATCCGGTTTTCCAGTTCCGCCAACTCCTTGCGCACCTCGGCTAACAAAGCCCGGTTCTGCAACGCGACAAAGGCGCCAATCAGACCGGACACAAGGCCGGTCGCCGGAATCAAGATCCGAAGAATTTGATCTTCCATGGGAGTGCTTCAAGAATTCGTAACTCGGTCGACCAGTCCGACAGCGCCAGGCAGAGTCCCTGGAGATCCGGGTTTCCTGAGCGGATCTCGGCCTCTATCACCACCAGTTCCCGGTGGCACCGTTCGATTCATGCGGCCAGGTGCAGCCGCTCCACCGCCAGATCTTTGAACGCGCGCCCATCGCTTTCGAGCACCGCCCGCTTGCCGCTGTACTCCTGCCAGCGCCGGATGATCACGTCGCAGTACTTCGGCTCCATCTCAATCAGCCGCGCCTGGCGGCCCGACCGCTCACAGGCGATTAATGTCGAACCCGATCCGCCAAACGGATCGAGCACGGTGTCGCGGCTCTTACTGGAGTTGCGTAAGGCCCGGTCCACCAGTTCGACCGGTTTCATCGTCGGGTGCAGATCATTGGCCACCGGCTTCTTGATGAACCAGACGTCGCCCTGGTCCCGCGCGCCGCACCAGAAGTGGTCGGTGCCTTCCTTCCAGCCGTAAAGGACCGGCTCGTACTGCCGCTGGTAATCCGACCGGCCCATCGTGAAGGTGTTCTTCGCCCAGATCACGAATGTGGACCAGTGGCCGCCCGCGTCGGTGAAGGTCCGGTGCAGCGTGTGTAGCTCCGAGGACGACATGCAGATGTAGATCGCGCCCTTGGTGACCGCCAGCATGTTGACGCAGGCATCGCGCAGGAACTGTTCGAAGTCCGCGCCGAGATTGTCGTTGGCGATCTTCCGCGGCTTCTTCCCCTTTTGGCCCCGCAGCTTGTCCTTCATGGTCGCGCCGTAGTTCACGTTGTACGGTGGATCGGTAAAGACCATATCGGCGAGGCCTCCGGCCAGTACCTTTTCGACCACGTCCATCTGTGTTGAGTCGCCGCAGAGCACCCGGTGCTCGCCCAGCACCCAGACGTCGCCGGGTACCGTGACAGCCGTCTCCGGCAACTCCGGCGCGGCGTCCTCGTCGGTGCTGCCTTCAACGACCTGCTCAGGATCGCGAAGCAGATCCTCGATCTCTTCATCGGTGAAGCCGACGATGTCCAGATCGAAGCCGTCCTCACGCAGGGACTCCAGTTCGACCTTTAGCATCTCCTCGTCCCATCCGGCGTCGAGCGCCAGGCGGTTGTCGGCGAGCACGAGCGCGCGGCGCTGCGTTTCGGTGAGGTGCCCAAGAACGAGCACGGGCACCTCGGCCAATCGGAGTTTCCGCGCGGCGAGCAGCCGAGCGTGGCCGGCGATGATCACGCCATCCGGTCCGACGAGGATCGGGTTGACGAACCCGAACTCGGCGATCGATGCCGCAACCTGCGCCACTTGGCTCTCAGAGTGAGTGCGCGCATTGCGGGCGTATGGGATCAACCGCTCGACCGGCCATCGTTCGACTTGAAGCTCCATTAGGCTTTGCTTTGTGCCGACTTCGTGAACAGGCCGAGTTCATTGTGCAGTTCGACGATCTGGGCGATCATCGGCACCACGACCCCGACCAGCTTGTCCCAAGAGAACGATGTGGTCAGCTCGCTGGAAGCGTCATAGGCCTGCTTGATGACGTTCAGAATCAGGTCGAGTTTCTTCTGCCCTTGCCCGGGCAGCGGGATGGCGGCCTCAACGGCTTGAACGGCGCTGAGGATGATCGGGAACAGCTTGAGGATGATAGTGAGTTTGTTCATTGGTGTGGTCTCCAGCGAAAAAGCCGGGGCGGTTCGTGGTGGGATTTGGTGAGCCGCCCCGGTTCGGAGGAAGGTGTTACGCGGTCGTTTTGGGCTGTGCCTGGTTGACGGTGTTGGTGATCGCCGTGGTGGCCGTGGTGAGGGCCTGGACGATCTGCTGCAGCGTGGCCAGGACCGGGGTGATGGTCGCGTCCACCTGCTTGGCAACGGCGGCGGCCACGGTTTGGGCGTCCACGCCCACGCCGGCGGCGCTGACGTCGGTCGCGCGATTGGCGGGAACGGCGCCCGCCGTGAGGTTGGAGCCGGAGCCACGGGTCACGGGGTTCAGCTCGTCGGTCCACAGGGCATCGGCCGCGACGTCGGCGTGCCGGATGGCCTGCTTGCCCACCATGTTGGCGGTCTCGACCGCGTTCTGCAGAGCCTGTGAGGCAATCTGGTTCAGCCGCGTGGTCTCGATGAGCGACTGGCGCGCCGCCTGGACGTCCAGATCCTGGTACACGTCATAGGTGCGCTTGATGTTGGCGTACGTCACCCGCTGGTTCTCATTGTGGGTGGCGCCGCCGGTGGCGTTGGCGTTCTTGAAAGACTCGTCCGTCCCGGTTTCGAACTCGCGTTCGCCCTGGTTCGGAGTGGCTACTTCGGGCATGCTTGGTTTTCTCCTTGGTTGAATTGATCAGTTCGTCTTGCGCGCTGCGGTGACACAGCGCTGAAGGTCTCGCCGGTCTCCGCAAGGACCGGCTCTGTCTGGGTCAGGTTCTCGATCCGGCGCAGGATCACGTCGCAATATGCGGGCGAGATCTCGCAGCCGTAACCAGCTCGATCGAGTACGTGGGCGGCGGCTATCGTGGTGCCGCTCCCGAGGAACGGATCAAACACGACGTCGCCGGGATCGCTGAAGGCTTTTACGAAGAACTCAACAAGCGGTCGCGGGAACGGAGCCGAGTGCGATCCCTGACTGCTCTCGGTCTTGACTTCGATCACGTTGCTCGGGCGCGCGATCCCGCCATGCCGCCCGTCGAGGTTGTTCGCGTTGCGGCGAGTTGTCTGCCACGAATCGTGGTTCTTCCCTTGGTCCGCCGCCGCGCCGCGTGGCCCCGTGCCCAGGAGTCCGCTGCCGGATGTGGACGTAGGGTTGTCGGGCGAGTAATCGAAACAGTCGTCTGACCAGTGACCGACCTCCTTCGGCCGGAACTTGATCTTCTCCTGCCGGCAGAAGTGAAACACAGGCTCCCAGGCGTTCTTGAAGCGGTTGCCCCAACCACCCGGCACGCCATCGTCGGTCTTGCGCCAGCAGAGTTCGTCTACAAATCGCCAGCCCCACTGCTCTACGTGCGCAATGGTCAGCTTCTTGACGTAGAGATTGCGTTGGCCGCCGTCGGCATGCTCCTTGATGTTGAGAAAGTAAGAGCCATCGGGTACCAGAATCGCTGCGATGTTCGCTGCTACGTCGCGGAACCAGGCCAAGTACTCCCCGGGTGGGACGGGCCGAAACCCGCTCGACGGATCGTATGCGCGCTGCGAGGCATAGGGCGGCGACGTGATCGCCAGATTCGCTTTCTTTCCGTCGAACAACCGGAGCACCACCGCTGAATCGCGGCAATCGCCGCAGATCAGCCGGTGCTTTCCGATCGACCAGACGTCCCCGGACCGCGTGACCGGATCAACTGGCGCTTCGGGGATCTCTTCTTCTGCGCCGGTCGCCTCGGCGGACGCCGGTTCGGCCTCCGCGAGCAGCGTTCGGAGTTCTTCCTCGGTGAACCCGAGGACTTCGAGGTCGAGATCGGCCTCCTTCAGGTCTGCCAACTCGCCCCGGAGCAAGTCATCGTCCCATCCGGCCTGTTCGGCCAGCTTGTTATCGGCCAGGATGTAGGCCCGCTTCTGCGTTTCAGAGAGGTGATCGAGCACCACGACGGGCACGTGATCGAGCCTGAGTTTGCGCGCCGCGAGCAAGCGTCCGTGCCCGGCGATGATGCCGGCGTTGGTGTCCACGAGGATCGGGTTGTTGAAGCCGAACTGCGCGATGCTGGCCGCGATCTGTGCCACCTGTGCGTCCGAGTGAGTGCGCGCGTTGCGCGCGTACGGCACCAGCTTGTCGACCGGCCAGAGCTCGATCCGCCTGGCCATTGCCTGGGAAGTCTCGTGTGGCAACTCAGTGGCAACCATTTTTCGGGCCTGTCGCTAGCGAAATCGCGCCACCTTGCCACCCGCCGCCGCCCAGGCCCAGGAAGGACCCATCGGTCTCACGCCAGCCAGTTGCCAGCGCATCGGCGATGAACAGTGGCATTCGAGTCAGCTCTTCTTCCCCGCGATGAGCTTCTTTCCGTTCCGAACGAAGGCGCCACGCACCCATGCCACGTACCGCCCGCCGATCTTGCGCTGCCGATGTTTCACGCGACCAGACAATCCGCCAGCACCTGGGTGAAGATTCCACGCGTTGAGAACACCACGCCGTCCTCGTCCTTGCGGGCCAGGCGCCGCAGCTTCCAGCAGCGTCCGTGCTCGAGGTTCTCAACGAAGCTGTAGCGCGTGCCGGCCCGCGCGTGAGTTTCAACGGGGCTGCTGCCGTCCTCGCGCCGCAGCCAGATCGCCTTCAGATGGCCCTTGCGTCCGTAGGAAGGCTTCACGAACCCGCCCGCGATCAAGCGCCTTGCAGCCTCCATCGAGCGGAAGCCAAGGGACGTTCCATCGGGAGCGTAGTACGGGATTTGCTCGGCGGGCTTCATCTGGGCACACTTCGGGTACGGCACGGAAGGGAAGGAGATTTGCGAGAGTCCCGTCTCTCGTTGCTGCTTGTGAGAGGAGTCCTTCGGAGGGTGCGCCTTGCGCTTGCCTGACGAACTGCGCCTTCGATGTAAATATACGCAGGCGGCAGGGAAAGTGTAAACCTGCCCGATCACATTGCTGCTGGCCTGACCCGCTTGATCCATGGCTGGTCTACATCGGGGTTGCAGAAGCGTGATCGTGTCTCAAGTGGCGGCGGGCCGATCAGTTCGATTGACTGGCGGGTGACCTCGCCGATCCGTTGTTCAGCGCCGACATAGCAGACCAGCCCGTACCGCGGCCCGATGGGGTGTCGCTCGTATCCCTCGCAGAAGTACAGATTGTCCATGGACCATCCGAGTGCGAGCGCCTGACCGCGGATTTGATCGACGAGGCCGCACGCACGGGCGAGCCTCTCGGATTCTGGGCTTGTTCTTGCCGGGACTGGCTCAACCGGCTTCGGCTTCTCGAACTCGTCGGGCAGCGGCGGCCGATACTTTTCCGCATCGAGCGTCCGAACTGCGTCGAGCAACTTCTGCTCACCGAAAACCCTGATCGCGCGGGTCTGAACGTCATTGAACCGCTGCCGTAGGTCGTCGAAAATTTCCGCCGGCA